ACCCAAGGAGGAATGTTTGTTCCATTTTGGTCACCAATAGGCGGAGTCCCGATTTGGTTTTGTGGGACAATGACTTCTGTATAGGTGAACCCCATCAAAGTGTTTAGTTCTTTGATACCCCAGTTAATAGCATCATTCAGTTGCGCAATTGTAAACCTAGTTCCGCTGTAATCACCAAGTAGGGCTTGCAGATCGGCCTGTAACTGGAACAACTGATAATTCTTAATTGGCGTTGGCATATTAGTTAGGCCCCGGCATCAAAGTTGGGTTATAGAAGAACGGGAAGTAACGGTTGCCACGACCACCAAACAACGGAGTTTTGAATTCGGGGGAACCGCCAATCCCCAAAGCACCCATTGTCCGTAGGCCACTCTTTAGACGTTCATATTCCATGCGCCTATTTTCACTCAGAATCAGATTTTGGTCTTCTCCGGGAACGGCCAGCCAATCGGCTAGAGCTAGATTTACGATAGCATCCCTGGCCTCATCTGGAAGGTTTAAAACAACATCAGCGATATCACCAATCGGAGTTGCAGAATAAGTGACCTCAATAGCAGTCTGATAGCCCTGGGTCGGGTAAAGGTCAATGATGGTCCCGGCATAAGTAGGGAAGGTCGGCAAAGTCGGATTTACAACCGTAGTCTGCATCTGGCCGGATCGCTGACTCCAGCGGTTAGCTTGGGTTACATTGGTGAAAGTGGAGCCATTATTCAGACTAGAGTTCCAGTTGGACTTTGGACGGTTATTGATCAGCTGTTGAGTCTGCCAATTCTGTTGGACCAACGTATCATAATTCTCAACCGGAGTCACAGACCATACGGACCCATTGGATTGCAGAATATCGCCGCCCTTACACACCAAGGTCCCTACCGTGACCGTGCCCTGATAAACAATGTAGAATCCTCCATTTACTACCGTATTGGCAGCCGGAACCGTGCTGGAGGGGAATAACCATCCTTGAAACGTCCCAATAGAGAACAACGGCAAAGTAACCGTCCGGACTTGTAGAACTCTAAGAACTTCAGCCGATGTTTTCTGGGCAATTACTGGATCTATTCCACTCAGAAAATCCGGGGTAGAACCATCCCAGGATGTGGGCAGGATCAATTTATTCAGGTCAGCAGCCTGCACATAATTGGGAAGGTGGGAACTAGCATTCCAATAGGGGATCTGACTAGTCAACATTATCTCATTACAATTAATCGGGACAGGGTAAACCGTAGTCACAACTTGACCCAGGAACGATTCACGGAAAACCCGCTTTGCCGCTTCCTGGGTCAGTCGTTCCGCAAGCCCTACATCCAGCTTGGGGCGCATCAGGGACACCCGGATAACAAGCTCCCTGACCGTGAAATTGCTCATTTTTACACCTTGGGCAGTTCTTCCGCCCTAGCTTTAACGATCAACGCAGACTGTGCCTGTAGAATTTGCAGTTTAAGATCGCCCCGGCGAGTGCCCTTGACACCATACAGCCGTCCGATTTCCTGAAGCTTACGCATATTGCAGCCGTCCAGTTCCCGTTCGGTATACATGGCTCGCATCTCGGATCCGTTCTCACCGTCCACTTCCATGACAGTAGGCTCTCGTTCATCCATAATCAAAGTAAATTCGGGAGTCGCGCCAATGGAATTCATCTTGGCGTTATAATACAGAAGATCCCAACGGGCTCTAGGATCGAGATTCCGCAGGAAAGATCGACCGGAATAGTTGTTGATCACTTCCTTGCACTGCCGACATTCAAGTTTAATTTCATTCGGGGGGAAGGTATCTACGGAAACGGATGCCTGAGACATTTTGGACCTCTGTTGAAGTTATATTGGGAAAGTGTGGGGGCCGTGTCGCGCACGATCTTAGGCCCCCACGGATTGCTTAAGCCAAGACGACAGACAGTTCAACCAGCAGCCAGGGCTTGGTAACCAGGAACCCGAAAAAGTTCTGGCAACGGGTGCCAATACCGAACTTATTGGGCAGAACCAGATCAGCCTGAACGTTAGTGAACTTGGTCGCCATAGTGACAGCCTCGGGATGACCCGCAACAGTCAGATAAGGCGAAGCGGTAGTGCCAGCGCCCGGGACAAACGGGCTCTGGAGGACGTTAAACCCATTGATATAAGCCAAGAAGCCTTCGTAAAGAGCGCCCTTGGGGGTGCCAGCATTCAGGGCCATGAACGCAGGATTAACAGTCAGGCCCAGACGCATATTTGGATGGATGACCAAATAGCGATCTTCCCAAGGAGCAACATCGACACCGTTACCGGCACCAATGTCGAGATACTGAGAAGCCTGAGCCACATAGTTGACGGCATTGGTATTGGGCTGAGTGGCACTGATACCGGAACCCCAGGCAGTAGTAGCACCCGTGGCAATAGTGATCACGTTAGCCGCAGAGGCATAGATCGAACCAAGGATGGTCGATTCAATAGCCATACGGAGTTTGTTGATCATTTCATTGATCAGTGCGCCTTCCATATCAACATCAATCGCAGAACGATCAATGTCAGTCACCCAATAGGCACCGTTAAACGCATAGTTGATGACCAACTGGAGCGCGGAAGCCTGGATGGACTGCCAGTTCACATCACCATCGTTCGTGGCGGCGGAAACAACCACATCAGGAATCTGACGAAGGTTGACCGTGGTGCCAGGGCCGAGGATGTCACCCTCCCAGTTCGTATTGCACATGTAGTTAGTGATACTACCGGCATAGAACTTCTGGATGAACTGGAGAGGGTAAATCTGGGGCTTAAATGCCGAAAGATTGTTAAAAGAACTACCAGCGATATTACCAGCCATTTCGGTTCTCCTTACTCAGTCACAGGGTTGGTGTAGGGGATAAAGTTCATACCCAGGAAACCAACGTCGATTACAGCGCCAGTCGCGGCAGCGGTGGTGCCAAGGGTAACGAGAAGATAGTCACTAACAGTCGGATACCACTTCCAGGAAGCAGCAGTGGACATGAAGGTTCCAGTAGCCGCAGTCGAAACGTTGGCGAGATACTGGGAGGCGCTGGACGAATCACCAACGGAAACGGTCGAGGAAGCCGACCCCGCAGTGAGGACATACAGGTAAACGGTGAGGACCTGGGTTCCGAGGTCAATGACCTGGGTTCGGATAACATCCCCAGCAGTGGGAGTAAGGCCGCCCCAATCGGGCTGACCAACGAAGAACACGCGCCGTCGAACTCGGGGGGAGGGACCCTCCCAAAGCTGGTAAGCGCGATCAGGCAGGTAACCGGCACTGGAGCCAGTCGCGGCAGTGATCGTCAGATCAATAGTTGCCATGGTTTAATTCCTTTGGGTTGTTGTTATTTAGACATGTAGCGTTCAAATCGGGCCATGAATTCATTGGCTTCTTGCAACTTTGCAGCCCTAACTTCCTTATCCTTAGTTGCCAAAGCATCTCGGGTCATCTTGTCCATAATCGCCGTAGCGTTACGGATTTCATACTCAGACATGGGCGGTTCAACTTCCCTAGTAGCAATCTTAACTGGGGCCGTTCCATTAAGAGAACGAGCCGCAAGATCGCCCAGAGATGGCTGTTTCGCAGGAGTCGGAGTAGGAACCAAAGAAGACTTATATTCATTAATCATTTTGGCAACAAAGAACGGAGAATATGCCATGGGCGCGGCAATGGCCAGATCATACTCATCCGGCTGCTGATGCGACCATTCAGTGAAGGCAATAGCCTTGGAACCATCAGCCATGAAATCAGTGTAATCGGGGACCATCTTTTTAAAAGTATCCAACCAATTTTGCTGACTACGATTGGCCTGCTGGGCGACGATGCTTTCCTGACGCTTCCTCTCCTCATCCCGAAGGGCTTGGAGTTCGGTCTGATGCTTACGTTCCATCTCGGCAATCCGATCCTGGGTGGAACGGTTAAAACGCCGGAAACGTTCGGCAATCATCGGATCCAAAGATTCCAATTCCGTATCGACCTCAGGCTCATAAACTGGTTCCCTGCGGCTAGGCTGTTTGATAAACTGAGTCAATTCAGCCAAGGTATCCTTAAGAGACTTTAGTTCGGCCTGGGTCGATTCCCTTTCGTCCTTCAGGTCACGCAAGAGAACAGCATTCTTCTGCATAACCGGAGTCAAAGCCTGTTGGGCTTCCCTGTAGGATTTCTGCAACTTTGCATATTCATCAGGGCTAGGCAGCGTAACTGTAGGCTGAGGCTGAACGGATTCAACGACAACAATAGGCGGCTGGGCGATGGGAGCATCGGGGATTTCAATAATAGTGGGCTGTAGAGCGGTCGAAGGGTCAATGGTAGACCCGGACTCAACTGATGGCTGTGGGGGCTGCGGGATGGGTTCTCCAGGCTGGCCAATCTGGGTATTACCCTGATTCAATTTGGCCAAGACGGATTCCAATTCCTTCTGCCTGCGAGCGGCATCGTGGTTGGGAACACGCTTTAGAGTTGTAGGATCATATTCAGTTATTTGTGCCACGGGAATCTCCGATCAGGCTCCGGGGGAGTTGCTGACGTTGCGTTACTGGGGTTAATAAGCTCGGAAAGACGTTTAACTGCTTCAACTTGGCCCTGCAAAAGAGTTACAGCACTAATGTCACCAAATACAGTTTCAAGTTCGGATCGGCAACCCTCGCGGTATCGCAGAAGCCATTCCAAGAACAGATCACCACTCTCAGTTCCACGCATCGCCTGGACCCGAGAAATCAACTGTTCAGTAGTGGCTTGTTCAAATCTCCGCATTAGTGTTTCCGCTTATGAGGGTTGGGGTGATTCGGAAGGTTGGGAGCACGGGAAGGTTTTGGTTGCGCTCCATCTGTCTGCTGGGGTTGAAGATGTGGGTGGTTCCCCAGTGTATTATGGGCAGGCTCAAACGGACGATTACCCATCTGATGACCAATATCGCTCGCTTCATTAATATTAGCAAGATGCGACATCTGGTCTTCCTCGGCCATTGCACCCTTAATTTGCGGGGTTTCGATCTGGAATACCTGGTTAGCAAGAGCCATATAAGCCAGACGTAACGGGCTATTTTCAGGGGCTTCTTTAATCAGTTCGATCAAGGCATCCTTGACGGGAATCTCTGCCCTCAGTTTAGGCTGGGCCTGGACACTAGCCTGAATGCCAGACTGATAAGCCTGATTCTTCTGTTCCTGTTCCATCTTCTTTTGCTGAATTTCAGCATATTCAGAATCGGTATAGACCAAATCTTCATTAACCAAACCAGAATAACGGAGATAACTATTGAAGAAATTAGACATTTTGATACGGTCAGCCTGATCAGGAAGATTCCCAAGGTTCTGAAGTAACAACTGCATGGCTTCAGTCAGAGATTCCCTAGCCAATAGACCCTTAACACCATGGGCCGTAACTCGATATGCCCCCTGAATGGCCGGGTCTTTAGAAAACGTCTGGAAGAATCGAATCTTACTCTGTGTGCAAGGAACAATATAATTCGTTTCAATATTATAAACAGCAGTCTTAAGGGTAGTTAGGGAGTTATTCCACTGTAGATTAGCCCCACCCAAGGTCCTATTGTGAGCACCATCCTGAGAACCATTCAGGAAGCGAGGTAACCCAGTTTGTTCATCAGCTAGCCGTTCCTCATTCTGCTGGACTTGAAGCATAGTCGCAAAATTATAAGTCG